AATACCTTTCAAGTTCATTTCTTGTCATTGCTTTCACTCCTTATCCATTTTTGCACCACAATAGGGGCAGTATGGATATAACTGGCTATCCTTAGAATCTAAGAATAAATAATTATTGCATTCTGAGCAATGACATTCAGTGTACCCTAAAGCATTTACAGTCGATACCCACTTTCCGTGTTTAACTTCTTGAACATCTTCTGTTATCTGATTATCAAAGTCTTGTAATGTAACAATTTCACCGACATTTTCATCTCGTTCTTCATATCCTTTCATATTTGCGAGATGAGTGTTAATATCCTTGAGTTTTGATAAGATAGCCTCCGCTGTTGATTCTGTATTTTCCGCTGTCGGCTTTTCCTCATATTCTTGTTTTGTACAGCTTACAGCGTGATATCCGCTAAGTCCAAGTATATGACAAATGTTTTCAGGTCTTATACATCCAGAACTTTCTACATAGCTCTCTATTTCATTTGTTTCATTGTTAATCAATTTGTAATAATATTTCATTCTATATCACTCCTTATCTCAACATACTTCGACAATGAAAATATATATGCTTTTTGTAAATTTTTGCTTCGCAAGGTTTGCCGATAACTTTGGGAGGTCTTGGTAAAACTTCGTCATCTTCACAATAATATTCATCGATGGCATAAAAATCATAATATTTACCAAGGGCTGTTTTCATTCATTTCCCGTGACCCTTTCTTCGTCTCCTTCAAAATTAACAACTTTTCCGTTGTCTGTGTAATCTCTGCGGTCAAATTCAAGTTTCAACTTGTCGATGACAACCCTGTCAATATGCTCCCAAAACACTTCGTCAGTGTCGGAGTGTTCAATTATTTCGGTCATAGACTTTAGTGCCTTTGCACATCTGTCACGACCAAATCCGAAATCCTTATGCAAAGCATACAGCATTGTTTTAAATACTCTGCGTGTGATGTCCTTGTTTTCTTTTTCTCGGATCTGCTCGTATGCGTTTTTGGCAATCCGTTCAGCTTCCTGTTTGAGCTGTTTCGGGATTTTAGGCGGTATTCTCGCTTTCATCGTTTGCTCTCCTTTCGTCAATCTTATCAAGTGCAGTTACAATCAACGAGCTTTTGGCTTTGGTGTCCATAAGCTCTACCTGATAGTAAAACCGACCCGTTGTATTCCGTCTGATGATACAGCCTTTCAGAATGTATTCTGCACCGTTGTACAGCACGGTTCTTTCAAGGTTGCGTTTAACTTCCGAGATATTCACAGCATTTCCACCTTGATGTAAATACCCGAAACCTCTGCCCAAAACTTTTCACATATCTCACTTGCAACAAGTGCGTCATCAGACCAAAATCCGAGAGCGGTCATACAGTCTTTTAGCATTTTTTGCAAATTGTCTGTGTCGGGTTTTGTTATACGATATTCGCCGTCCTGATGTTTACCACGAGGAAAGCACCACTTTGTTATCAGTCTGACACCCGACTTGTACGGGTCTGACGGTTTAAACTTTGCTAAATGTGACATGAGCTTTTCTCTTGCCTGTTTCACCTCGGGCGGATTGTAAAAAACAGGTTTGCCGTTTTTTACCATAACTTTATGTTCCTGTGCCGTTACGGTCGGCGGTATCATCGGCATAAAAAATTCAGTCTTCATTTTCTTCAAAATAATCAACTCCATACCACAACTTTAATTTCGGGTCGTAAACTATGTATCCGTTAGCTACTAACTTATCTAACACATAGTCAATCAACGCCGGTCGTTTAGAAATCCAGTCCATTACCTGATCGTTTTTGTAACTGTAACTTTTATTTGGAAGTTTTCGCCTCAAAGGTGGCATTCCCTTAGCGATTTTCAATCTTTCATCTTTTGAAGTCGATTTGCATTTTGCCATTTTTTGCCATTCCTTTCTTAACTTTAAAATTTTGCTTTTAGTCACAGGTCAGGGGAAGGAGTTGTTGTGCGTAAGCTTCGCACAACTACTTCACCCCTGTGACCTTAGGGAACGGAAATACTCCTATATATATAGAATATATATATAGGTTTTTTCTTTCCCTCGGAAAATCTCGAGAAAAAAGTCATTTTCCGTCATTTTCGGAAAGGGAAATTCTCGGGAAATTTTCCCTATTTTCCTTCACGGAAAGGGAAATTCTCGATAAAATTTTCTTTCCAAATTTGACAAAAAAGGAAAATTTATTCGACTTTTTCCTTTTCCCTCAATCCTGTTTTACCGCCGTCAATCCAAAATCCGCCGTGTTCTTTTAGTCGATTTCGGACTGTTTTTTCGGTAACTCCAAGATATGTAGCAATGTCATTTATATCTGCCTGACCGTTATTCTCTTCTGCCGTAAAGGCTGTCATAAGAGATTCTGAGCGTTCTTTTTTGCGTTCCGATTTAGTATTTTTCTTACTGAAATTCTTCTTGTAAGGCGGGTTAAAATCGCCCTCAAAATTACAGTCTTTCAACACACCTGTTGTATCTAATTTGTGTATCGGATAATCAAACCAAAGGTTAAGTGCATCAAATGCCGGAAACTCTCGCAGAGTACCCTCTATTCTCCACGCTGACATCCCTTTTACGGTTTTTTCGGCACGGGCAACATCTGACATCATCAGCTTAAAAGACTGTTCAGGAAGCGTTTTGCGTGCGATGTCAATCATATTATTTGCCATTACCAAATCATCCTGCGAACACACTTCACTGATTTTGTTGAAGCGACCTATCCAGTCTTTGCAGATTTTACAGGTTCTTTCATCCTTTTGCTGTTTCATCAGATTGTCGCTGATTTCAAGCCTTGTAAGGTCAAGGAGTGCATCGGGGTCACGAGCGAAAACACCCGAGCCCGAAACTCTGTCCATTGACTTTTTACCGCCCTGAGCACCTTTTGAATGGTGGTGACAGTAGATTACTGCACATCCGATTTCTGTACATACCTTGTCAAACTGGTTGCAAAAATGTGCCATTTGGTCAGCACTGTTTTCATCGCCTGTAATAACCTTGTATATCGGGTCAATCACTACGGCTATAAAGTTGCCTTTCAATGCCCTGCGAATGAGCATGGGGGCTAACTTGTCCATAGGCACAGACTTGCCACGCAAGTTCCAAATATCAATTCTGTTTAAGTTTTTTGGTTCAAGCCCCAATGCCTCATAAACATCTTTAAAACGGTGAAAGCAGGACGCACGGTCAAGTTCGAGGTTCACATACAATACATTGCCCTGTGCGCACTTAAAGCCAAACCACTCTGCACCCTCTGCTATTGCTATGCACAATTCAATAAGTCCGAATGACTTACCTGCTTTCGAGGGTCCTCCGAGCAACATTTTATGTCCCTGTCGGAGAACACCCTCAATTAACGACGGTGCAAGTTCAGGCGGATTTTCAAAAAAATCTGCAAGGTTGTCAAGGTCGGGCAAGTCATCGTTGATACTTTCCACCCAGTCTTTCCACTCGGCAAAATCGGATTTACCGATGTTTGTGTCAATGATAAACTGCTTTTTGCCGTTGCGGATAACACCGGGCATACGGCTCAGCCTTGACGGATTGCGGTTCTGCTTGTCGATTTCAAAGCCGTTTTTATGGCATACATTGTAGAGATAATCAACCCTTTTGCGGTATTCGTCATAGTTTGCGGCATCAATCTTAACGATAGCGTGGACTGATTTTCCGCCCGAATAAACAAGCACCGCAACAGGCAGCTCAAGCTCTCTGATGATTGCATTTTGTTCTTCAAGAGCCATACAATCAGATTCCACCAGAGCGTAACGATAATCGGTTACATTCTCGTTTTTAACACCCTTACCGTCCAATGGATTAAACCTTATCCACGCTCCTGCCTCGGGTTTGTAATCGCCGAATACATTTGAAATATCACCGTCACAATTGTTGAGGGCGGCGATAAGCTCACCTGCCGTACGGTCACAACTGCCCTTTGTAGGCAGATATTTAACCTTGCCGTTATCGTTCTTCTCCCAAGTTTCGGTTACATAGCCAACATTTTCGGAGCTGTCAAAGAGGGTTTCAAGGTAGGTTACAATTTCATTCACAGGATTCCAGTTTGCAGGCTCGTGAAACTTTACACCCTCACAGGCTGTTACTCCGATATCACCCTGCTCAAAAGCAATTTCGTCATTCCAGCCGAGTTCTTTCGATTCACGAAAAGTCATCCCCCTGTCTTTAGCCATTTGGATTATCGTGCCTGCTGTGACAGGTGAAGCAGAGCCGTTAAAGCTCTGCCATTTCTTTTCGCACTCACCGTTGTGATAGCGGTTGTCTGCTCTGCTCCAATCGTCCCAGTCCTTTACGCTGTATCCCTCTTGTTTGAGTGCCATTCCGACATTTACCCAGTCTTGGTAGTCGAGCTCGGACGGACTGATGTATTCAAGTGCATTAAGTAAGTCCAACCGTATTCACCTCGCTTTGCGGTACATATGTTTTCGGGTTAATGCTTTTCGGAGTTCTCCAACCGTTTGCGGCAATCCTTGAAATCAAGGCTGACGCTTCGTCAAACTGCCATTTGCCCACGTGCTGAAAACCTCTGCTTTCAAGCATACGGATTTGTTTAGGTGTGGTTAAGCCCTCAATTCTTCGCTTTTCGAGCCTGTCAAGAATAAGTTTTGCTTTGCCGGCACTCTGAATTTCATCGGGGAATATTCCGAGCTTTTCAAGCTTTGCTTTCTGTTTGTCTGTAGGCGGAGAACACTCCCAGCCGAATGCCGGAACATATCCTGCAAGGTCCTGCGCCTGAATTGACATTTCGTACTGCAACGGATCTACAAGTTTGCGTTTGCGTGTTCGCATTTCCGCAAGCTGATTTGCAAGCGCTTCTTCACGCTGAGCCACAACATCTTCGCTTGCTTTTTCCTCTGCTTCTTCAATATCAATCGGACATCCTGCCTGTTCCGATAAGTTTTCGGTCATTTTTTGTGCGACTTCTTCATTGTCGCAAATGAGATGTGCAGGTCTGCAAAGTTCGTGCCTTTCGGTGTGCCACAAAAAGTCGAGCAACAAAAGCTCCGTCTTGTTTGGAGCAAGTCTTGTACCTCTGCCGACCATTTGGCAGTAAAGTCCACGCACCTTTGTAGGTCTTAACACGACTACGCAGTCAACACTTGGGCAGTCCCAACCCTCGGTTAAAAGCATTGAGTTACACAAGACATTGTATTTATCGTTTTCAAAGTCCTGCAATATTTCTGTTCTGTCATCACTGTTACCGTTTACCTCTGCCGCTTTAAAGCCTTTTTCGTTCAAAATGTCTTTAAATTTCTGCGATGTTTTTACAAGTGGTAAAAACACAACAGTTTTACGGTCCTTACAGTATTTTTTCATTTCTTCGGCAATCTGATAAAGATACGGATCAAGTGCCGTGTCAATGTCGCTTGCTTTAAAATCTCCTGCCTGTGTGGCAACTCCCGAAAGGTCAAGTGTAAGCGGTATTGTCACAGCTTTAATCGGTGACAGATACCCCTCTTTGATAGCCTTAGGGAGTGTGTATTCATACGCAAGCGAATCAAATACTGCTCCTAAATTTTTCATATCTCCTCGGTCGGGTGTTGCGGTAACACCCAACACTTTTGCATTGTCAAAATGCTCAAGCACACGCTGATAGCTGTCGCTGATTGAGTGATGTGCTTCATCAATAATGATTGTGTCGAAATAATCGCTGTCAAAGTTTGACAGTCTTTTCTCACGCATAAGCGTCTGTACAGAGCCTACAACAACCCTGTTCCACGAACCTATGCAACTTTGCTCGGCTTTTTCAACCGACGAATTAAGTCCTGTTGCTTTTTGGATTTTGTCCGCCGCTTGGTCGAGCAATTCTCCACGGTGGGCAAGTATCAGCACCCTGTCACCTCGACGGACACATTCTTCGGTGATTTTTGCAAAAACTATCGTCTTGCCACAGCCTGTAGGCAAGACAAGTAATGTTTTTAAATTGCCGCTTTCCCACTCGGAGAAAACGGCATTCTTCGCTTCATTCTGATACGGTCGTAACTGCATTAAAAGCTACCCGATGTCCAGTTATTCGGCATCGCAGTATTTGGCGTTGCAGGCTGTGTGTTATACTGTGGCGGATATGTAGGCTGTACATACTGCTGAGGTGCAGGCTGTGCTACGGCAGGAGATACCGTTGTCACCTGCTCATCGTAGGCATAAAAATACTTGATGTCATTTGTTACGCCCTCTGTACCGTCATTCTTGACATATTTGCGTATGATAACCTGACATTTACCTTTCTTGCCGATAATGCCTGTCCAGTCCATACGGAGCGGTTCGCCGTGCTTTTTCATTGACACGGACAAAAAGAGCTGTGACAGCTTCCATTCAAGCGAGGAGTGCAGTACGAAATTAACTGTAATTTCTCGCTTGTCATCTGCTCCCCACACATCAAAAGTCACCTTTGCCATATTGCACGGCGGCAGTTTGCCTTTACCCTGTGAGCGAGCACGCTCAACCTTTGCTACTGTAAAATCATAATCACCCTCGGGGAGCGGTTCATAATTTCCGCCCTCTTCGGTTATTTCGTCGTTCCAACCAAATTCTCTATCCATTTATACATCTTCCTTTCTTATTAAAACGGTAAGTCACGGTTGCTCTGTATCACTTCAAACACCTTATTCCACGCTCCCACAAGGCAACCGTTAATAAATCGTGGGTCATAGTTTGTAATCGGTGTATCGTAAGGGTAGTGTCCCTGTGTAAACACCGCCTGTCTGATTTCGCTTTCGTCAACTCCGTTAGCCCTCATAAGGTCGGCAAGTGCTTTTGGTATGCCCTCGGGAATATTGACAGACTTGTCATTCTGTGGCATAGGTGAAGGTGGTACAGGCTCGGGAGCTTTTTCAATCTGCGTAGTTTGTGGTACAGGCTGTGTCACAGGCTCTGCCTTAGGAGGCTGAGGTATCGGATTCTGCGGAACAGGAGCGTTATTTACAGGTGCAACATCATTAAAAATATGAGCAATGCCTGCGTAGCTAAAATCCATTTCTTCGGGCAGTCCGTGACGGTTCTTTGCGTCCCAACAAGGGTGATGAAGCGTGTACATCACTCTCCCTCCGCCCTGCGCTTTGTACTTTCTGCCGTCTTTGTCGGTTGCCACCGCTACTGTTTTATAATTTGCGAAAAGCACCATATCCGCCCATTCTTTTACAAGCGGAGAAATCTGTGAAGCAGTCTTTTTGCCGAGTTTAAGCTCCCAACGGTCATATTCCCCGATTTCATCAGGCTGTGAAAACTTGCGGAGCTGTGCGTGTGCGGTAAGCACAACATTGATACCTCTGTCGATTAAATCTTCAAGGCTGTTCAAGAATCTGCCGAACTCCTCTTTTTCGTAAACATATCCGTTTCCGTAACCGAAATCTTCAATACCTTTTTTGCCGTACTTTGAGCAAATATCATCAATACAAAGCTGTTCTGCCCAGTCGATTGTATCAATAACAACCGTCTTGCATACAGTCGGATTGCTTTTGATATATTCAAGCTGACTCTTGAGCATCGTCCACGATGTCGGCTTATCCATTCTTGCAACATCAAGGTTTTTTGTGCTGCCCTCCGTGTCGATAAACAGAGGGTTCGGAAACTGTGAAGCAAAGGTTGACTTGCCAATACCCTCGGGACCGTAAATTACAACCTTTTGAGCCGACTTGATTTTACCTCTTGTGATGTTCATTATCTTACCCCCTGTATATCTGAAAAATTGATTTTATTACCGTCAACATCAATGACAACATAGTCGATTGCGTAGTTGAGCAGTTCGTTTGTCAAATCCTGTATTGACTTGCCTGTCATACCTGCAATCAAAACAATTCTTGAATAGTTTTCAGGCATAATCTTGACCTTGGTATAACCGCAGGCAAGCTCTCTGTGCGGATTGCATTTGATTACACATTCATTTGTATTTGTTTTTGCTGTTGTTTTAGTTGTAGTTCTTGTAGCCATAATTAAAACTCTCCTTCTGTCCAAGTCGGTGTTGTAACAGGTACGGTTGTTTCGGACTTAATATAGCCGTCCTCGATGATTATTGAACATTCATCGCCGTTTGAAACTCTTGTTGCAATAGCCTGCAATCCCTCTGATTCAAGCCATTTTGCAAAGTCTTTGAGTGTGTCGGTATCCATTTGTTCAAGTTTGTCGAGCAGAACAAATCCGCATTCGGGATTGAGCTTGCGAACAATTGCCGTAGCGACACGAAGCTGTTCCGAACCGCTCATGTTGTCCCACTTAAAACCGTTATATGTAAGCTCTCCCTTTTCAACCGATAAGCCGTCAAGGGGCAAGTTTGCGTTGTTGAGCAAGTCATATTTTGTTTTGCGGATTTCTTCAAGCTGTGCCGTCATATCGGCATACTTGCGGTAATATTCCTTTGCGTCCTCATCAGCTTTTGCTTTATCGAGATTTGCTCTGACTTTGCGGTTAATTTCGTCAATCTCGGTAATGTTTCTTTCAAGCTCTGCCGTGCTTTCATCGTGCAGTTCGGCTACGGTCTTTCTGCTCTGTTCAAGCTGTGCAAGCACTTTTGTAAGCTCGGAATTGTATTTTCTCAAATCCTCGTTAAGCCTGTTGATTTCGCTCTGTAAGTTGTTGGCACGGCTTTCAAGGTTATCTTTTTCTGCTCTCAGACGGTTGTTTTCGCCGTTGCGTGCAAGGATTTCCTGCTGTTTGTTGATAAGTTCCGAGGCTGACACAGGTTCATTCGGCACACCCTCATACTCGGGCATTTCGGCGGCGAACTTTTTCTTTTGGTCTGCAATCTGACCGATAGCACGGCGCTCGTTATACACTTGTGTTTCCTGCGTTTCAAGCTCGTAAACTCTGTTGCCTACACCGATAATCTGCAGGAGCGTGTCAGCCTTTTCCTTGCCGGTTGCATTCATAAATTTCGGCAGGTCAAGAGCAAAGTTACTGACAAATGCGTCAAGCAAAGCCTGTCCGCCTTTGTTGCCTACGGTGTCAATTACTTTAAGACTGCTGTTCTTACCGCTACGCTCCACAACAATACCGTTTGAGAGCTTGATTTTAAGATGTGGCGGAATCGTTGAACCCTCACGGTACGGAGCAGACGGAGCGAAACGATTACCGCCGAGAGCCCACGCAATTGCGTCAAGAACAGATGTCTTGCCCTGTCCGTTTTTACCGCCCAACACGGTAAGTCCGTTTTCGGTCGGTTCATAAGCAACCGCCTTTACTCTTTTTACATTTTCAATTTCAAAAGCTGATATTTTTACTGACATATTAAAGTCCTCCTTGACAATTCGCTTAAAATTGTCTATCATTTAATTAAGGTATTTTTCTTTTTCAGTTGACATTTGAAACACCCATACATTCAAAACCGAAGGATTCGGATTCAGGCGTTTCAAGTGCTTTGAGCTTGCGTTTTAGCTCTCGGTTTTCGTGCCTGTAACCGCTTGACGCTGTTTTTTCGAGTGCAAGGTCCGTTCTTGCGTTTCTCAGTTCAATGCTGAGATGTCTGTTCTCTGCTCTGAGGTTTTCAATATCTTTGAGCAGTTTTCTTTTTGTCGGGTAATTTCTTAACCGCATTTGTTACACTCCTTTCAACGGGTTTGAACCGAGAATATAATTGAGAAACGGTATTCTCGGAATACGGATAGATGTGCCGACTACAATTACATTGAATCCCAATTTTTCGGGTTCGTCCTTTGCCTGTTCACGCAATTTTTGCGGAGCAACTCCAATAGCCTTTGCGGCGTCCTCAGAAAGCAAATAGAAATCACTGCTATCCATAATTTCTTTGATTTTTTTGTTCATCTGAACCGTGTCCATATGTACACCTCCCTACTTTATTTCAATTCTTGGGAGTGCAAAATTAATGCACTCAGCTATGATGTACGGCACAGTACGCCCTGTGCCCTGATGCAGTGTCAATAACTTGTTCATCGTATCATCATTGAGAGTAATCGTAACATGATGATCTTGTTTGAGAATAATGAGCTTGTCCACATCAGTCACCTACAATCTTAACCAAGGTCAGGCTGTCCTCAATCAAAGTACGAACAACGCTTGACATTTTCTTGCCGGTTCTGTTGCAAATCTCGGTAAGAACCTTAACGGTTTCATCTGATACGCAGGCTGAAACCACATTAGAACCTGCGGTTGATTTGTCTGCAAAAATTACTATCTGACCTTTATCGTTTAACATATAAAATCCTCCTAAAAATAAATATTACTCATCATCTGATTTTGGGAAATGATAATGATAGATTGTGTTGCCGTTAATATCAGTTTCAATTGTGCAGTCACCTCTGTAATCGCTTTTCAGCAGATTCATAAATTCTGCGATTTCATCGGGTGTGCCTGTTATCTGCATTGTTATCACCTGCTTTCTATTTTACCTATCTTGATTTCTACACCCAAAGCTGTTAAGAGCCTGTCGGCATTTTCAAGAGATATGCTCTTTTTGCCTTTTTCCCAATACTGAATAGCTCTTTTAGTAAAGCCCGATTTCTTAGCAAGCTCGCTTTGTGAAAGACCTTTCTGTTTCCTGCTTTTAAGCAAGATTTCAGCAAATTCATTGATGTGCATTGATTTCACCAACTTTCTATGATATACTATATGTAGTGATGAACCACCATTCATTACACTATATAATGAAAGTGAGGTGTAATTATGAGAGAAGACTCAATTGCAAAAATTGCGGCATTGTATGCCAAAGAAATTACAGTTGCAAAGGCTAACAGTTCTGATATGTCTCCTTGCAGTTATAACGGCGAAGAAGTGGCTAAATTCTATACTGAACTCTTTAAAGGCATAATTGAAGCACTTCAAAACTCAGCTCTCAAAGACTAACAAAACCTTGGCGACCTCAGGCAGAACAGCAACTTCTGCTATAGAGGTCGCTTCTCCTTTTGCTACTCTTACGACAAATTCTGATAAAGCATTTATAACCTTATCTCTGTCTTCTTTTTTCATCTTCTCACCTCTTTTCGATATATTGCTTTATTTTCGATATAGAAGGTAACTAATTATCCTTATCTGTTGAGAACTTAAAACTAAAATTGAAGAATTCAAGCTGATTGATAAGGAACATATTTATGGATAAACTTTACTTTAGCAATAATGCCGATGAAAATGCTGAAATTGATTTTCAGCAAATGCAATTAAACATTTCCCGTAATTTTGCCCAATTAGCTGAAAAATTGAAACCTATGTATGCTGAATTAGCAAAGGAAATGAGTAAAAATATCGGTCACGCACTTACCGAATCGTTAGCAAAACCGCTTGAATCCATAAGGATTACTTACACATTTTCTCCCGAAGTTATTAAAGCGTTTCAAGAATGTATAGAAAGTTACTCTAAAAAATTTCAGTTTCCGCAAAACAACCACGAAATAACTGTTAATTTAAGCAATGACGATATAAAAGTTATCAATAATTTCAACATAAATATCAACAATTATACAGTCACCGATAAATCAAATGAAAGCAAGAAAGTTTTCACTTATGAACGAGTTATAGCTATTCTGAATTTATTGCTTTCTATCATTTCTTTAATTCATACAGACAACAATCAACCTACCTGTCTGTGTGCTGAAACACAACAGGCTGTTGTTCAATTGCAAGAACAAATTGACGGAACAAATAACTTGATAGATAAATTTGTCAAACAATTAAATGAGTCCACAGATGATGAAATTACTTCTGATGATTCGGAAGTATTGAATGAAGAAGATTATTCAGATTCTGAATAACTGTCTCCGTACAAATCACCTTGCACCTGAGGCTTCTTATCATAGACTGCTGTAATGTAATCATAATCACAAACATTAAATTGATAGCAAATTGTACCCAATCAATGTTGCCTATAAATAAGCAGTTTGATAATTCATTCATTTTCTCACCTCCTCGGTTAAACTATAAAGCTAAATAGAAATGCACTCTATTCAGTTTTTTTGTTGGATTGTATATCTCAGTTTGAGATGTTCAAGCTAAAAAAATATGGACTTTCCGCTTATCATCAACGATATTAAGGATTTCACAAATCATTGTAGCCTCATCAACCGTAAATTTGGTCTTGCCTGAAATCTTCGATGAAAGCGTATTTACTGACATATTCAGCTTTTCGGCAAGTTTTGCTTGCGTATATCCTGCTTCAACTATCGCTCCTTTGAGCATAGGTGTGTTAGTCATCTTTCTCACCTCCTTTCATCACATTATTGAGATGATTATATTATATACGACCTATCACCGAAAGTCAACCCTTTTTTTGGATGTTTTTTAGATTTTTTTGTATTTTCTATTGCAAAATTGAGATTGATATGTTAATATAATGGCAATGAGGCAGGTGTTACACAATGACAGAAGAAATTAGAAATATAGTAAAAAGGTTAAAAGAGAGTATTTTAGCGTCAGGTTATTCTTACGCTGAGTTAGAAAAATTAACTGGTATATCTAGATCATCATTGCAAAGATATGCAAATGGAGTTACCGCAAAAATACCAATAGATGCTATTCAGATTATAGTAAAAGCTGTTGGTGTTAAAGCAGAATATATCCTTGGTGGGGACAATACTCCTATGGAAAGAGAAAACAAAGAAGAAGGCCAAGCAATCCCACTTCCGCAAACAAATGTATTTATGCGACCGGTATATGACAGCATTTCGGCAGGGTTCGGAGTGATAGCTCAGGATGTGCCTGTTGACTATATGCCTACATACATCACCTGTCCGTCGGAACAGGATAAATATATATGGATAAATGTTCACGGCGATTCTATGAGCCCTCTGATTGATGACGGCAGTAAAATTCTTGTTAAAAAACAATCTTCCGTTGACAGCGGTCAGATTGCCGCAGTCCTCGTTGACGATGAAGAGGCTGTTGTTAAAAAGGTCCTTTACAACGATAACACCGTTGAGTTGCATTCAGTCAACCCCTACTATCCCCCACGAGTGTTCAAAAATAACGACGTCACCCGTGTTCAAATCCTCGGTCTTGTAAAAGAAGTAAGTAAGGCTTTGCAGTGAGCCCCATACACCAACAGCCTTGGTCTGCCGATTAAATAGAATAAATAAAAAACCGCCCTAAAATAGGAAATCAATTTCCCATTTTGGGGTGATAAAACGAAAATGTTTACTCAAGTAAACAAAATAAGCCAGCGAAAATGTCCACTCGAATGGACAAAACAAATCCTGAAAATGTCCAAACGTTTGGACAAATTGGAATGACAAAACGAAAATGTAAACTCGAGTTTACATTTTGCAGTAATGTTGAGGTGGAGGGTAGTGGAGGGTTTGAGGGTTTTTATAACCTTTCGTATAAGAAAAAATAAATAATATTATATATAGAAAGAGTTCTTTAAAAATGCCCCAAACCCTCCACTACCCTCCGTACATAAGCAATAAAAAAACCGCCCTGCTCGAGGACCAGTCGAACAGAGCGGAATCACCTACACAGGGTGCAGATGATGCAGTTTAATGCAAAATAATTGTATCACACTCCCCTGAATTTTTCAAGTTTTGAATATCAGGGGATTTTTGCACCCTTTTTTAAGCAAAAGGAGTGTATAAAATGAAACTGCCTAACGGCTACGGCTCTGTTTATAAGCTGAGCGGAAACAGGCGCAATCCGTGGGTTGCCTGCGTGACAATAGGCTACAACAAAGAAACACGCAATCAGGAACGCAGAGTTATAGGCTACTTTCCCAACAAGCCGAAAGCTTTGAACGCTCTTGCTGATTACAATCAAAACCCATTTGATGTTGATTCGGCAAGACGCACTTTTTCAGAAATTTATGAACTTTGGTACAAGGAGTTCATCACTGAAAACACAAATCCGAACACCAAAAGACAGTATAATGCGGCATACAAACAATGCTCAATGTTATACAATCGCAAGATGTCCGATATAAAAATCATTGATATGCAACGAGTTCTCGACAACTGCAACAACGGTTATCAATCGGTTAGGCGAATTAAAATTCTGTTGAACAAAATCTACGAATACTGCATATTTCACGATATGCTCCATAACAATCTTGCAGAGAAATTGAAAATCAATGCCAAGTCAGATGAAACAAAACGAGCACGCAGGGAGTTTTCGGAAAGCGAAATAAATCTTTTGTGGGAATATTCAAATCTTGATTCGGTAAAAATAGTGCTTATGCTGATTTATTCGGGAGTGCGTGTATCTGAACTTCTCAATCTGAAAATTTCAAATGTAAACCTTGACGAACAAACTTTCTTTGTTGAAAGTTCAAAAACCGATTCAGGTGTACGAACCGTGCCTATAGCAGACAAAGTACTGCCGTTTTGGCAGAAATTCATCAGCGATTCTCAATGTGGATATGTTCTGAATAACACCAATGGCAAGCCGCTGAAATACGATAACTTTAAACGCAACTACTGGACACCTCTGCAAAACGATTTAGGTTTAGACCACACCATACACGAAACAAGACACACCTGCATTTCAATGCTTGTATCGGCAAATGTGAACCATACAATCATCAAAAAAATAGTCGGTCACAAGTCGAAAATGGACTTGACCGAAAAGGTTTACACCCACATTAACCCAAAAGAATTGGTGAATGCAATCAACAAAATATAGTCTTATATTATCCTGAATTGTTCATAATTATGTTCCGTAGCTTACATATAGCTAACAAAATCCCCCATTTTCCCCATTCCTATCCCCCTTGCAAGTTACACCGCACCATAGCTTTTTACCCCGGTAAATACGATATTTACTGGGGTTTTGCTATACTTAAATCACTCTAAAACACGGAAAAATACATATCGTAGCTAACACACAGCTAACAAGTAGCTAACAAATCTACAAATAACAAACTCCCCTCACTCGCTTTTTACGGCAGATGAGGGGAGTTTTTTTGCAATTATGTGTTTAATATGTAGTTTATTTAGTCGCTGAATTTATTCTTTCCTCGGCAATTTTGTAATACTTTTTGTCAAGTTCAATACCAATAAAATTACGGTTTGTGTTTATGCAGGCAATTCCCGTCGAACCTGAGCCCATAAAGCAATCGAGGACGGTTGCGTTTTGCAAAGTAGTTTTTTCAATTAAAAATTCAAGGAGCTTAACAGGTTTTTCGTTCGGGTGAATTAATTTACATGGTGGTACTCTTGAAACAGAAATTAAGTCCTGCGGTCGTCCGTTTTTGAATTTAAAATCATCGTTCGGTATCCAAATAATACTCTCGTATCTGCCGCCAAATTCCTTTTTTAAATTTCCCATACCGTGACTTTTCTTGTTCCAAATGAGAACATTTTTAGGTTTTAAACCGTTACGAATGAACTCGTCAATGAAAATCTGCTGAACATCCCAACGGGTAAAGCACAAAATACCACCTGTTTTTGTGATTTTGGACTTTATCAACGGTATAAAATCTGTAATAAAAGTTCGGTCATTCAAAACTTTAGATTTTCTTTTACTCTTATCATTATGCCACCTGGACTGAAAATCAATCCCATAAGGCGGGTCTGTCAGCAACAGGTCAACGCTGTTATCGGGCAAAGTTTTCAACACTTCAAGACAATCGCCTTGATATAAATTTACCGTTTTCGTCACCCCAATTCTTTATTTGTGATATCCGCACCGCTACATAAAATTTGCAACGGTGCGAAATATTTAAACATCAGCCAAGTGCTTTTTTAGCGTTGGTGATTTTGCTGTCTTTTGCTCTGATACCGTCATTGATGAGATGATAGATAGCATTGATTGTCTTCTCGCCGACAATGCCGTCAACCGTGACCTTACCTGCCCTCTGTGCCTCTTTAACAGCCTTTAAAGTGCCGTCACCAAAACCATTCGAGTTATCGACTTTTGTTTTGATGATTTTCATGTTGTACAAAGTAATTAACTGTTTCTTAAATGCAAGTGTCGCTGTATTGTGTGAGCCGTATTTAATCATTTCCTCATTCTCCTTATTTGATGTTTTACCGCCGAGCTGTGCGTTTACTTCGTCTGCAAGATTGCCGAGCCTGTTATAGAGCCAGTCACCAGGGCAAGATTTATTTGCAAACCACCTATGTACAGTCAAGACCATTTCGCCCGACTTCGGCGAATAATTTAAAGTCTTGTCCTCGTTACCAAACCAAAGCAGTTTAGTCTTGCCGTTACGCTTGCAAATGTCAACGCAAAGTGCAATAAGTTTGTTGTACACTTTACTGTTCATGGTGTACGGAGCTACTGTGTCGCTTGCACATTCGATTGTAACTGCACGCTGGTCATTGGCATTGCTTGACGAACACCAAGAACGATTACCTTCATCAACGCAAAGCAACACTCTGCCGTCATAGCCGATTCCGTAGTTACAGCTTGCCTCACAAGCTGTGTTCATAAAGATGTTGCCGAGGGTTTCGACACTGCACTGACCTACTACACAATGCGGAGTAATACGGTCGATACTGTGTGTGCGTTTACCGCTGTGGTTTGGGCTTAATTTTGTGTAATTAACAAGTTTTGAATTACTCATAATTATTCCTCACTTTCGCAAATAATTTTTTTGTTTTCAAACTTTTTGTATGCGTCAAGATACATTTCGTTTTTATCGCCGTTGTAGGTGCATTCGTAATACATCCCGTCGTGTAATGTTGTGCTGATAAGGCATTTATGGTTTTGCAAAGTTTTACACGACCACACTACAAAAGTGTCAAAATCAGGTGTATCATCTGACTTATCTAAGTGATTTAACACATACTTGTTTCCTCTGATACTGCAAGTTTAATAAAATTTGCATTTGTCATAATCATTCCTCGCTTTCGTCTGTTTTGTTATATTTATAAGCTGACAAGCCGAGCAGAGCGCCTAAGAAGGTGTCAACGGCTGTGATAGTGCCTACAATCTGTTCGCCGTATGGCAAGCCCCAAATGCCTGCTACGGCAAAGTAAAGTGTACCGATTGCAGGCAGTACGATAAGAGCAATGTATTTAAGTACATCATAGATTTTGTTTGTCATTTTCATTATTATCATCCTTTCAATTTAAATCTTCCGCCGAATGTGCCGACTGGTTGAGGTACTTATCAATCTTATTGATAGCCTCGGTAACTCTGCCGTTACAACCCTGCTGTTTCAGACCATCAAGACACGCACGGAGTGCATACATTGTCAAGGTCTGCTCACCTTTGATTTTTTTGATTTCAGCGTTCTGCTTTTTGTTGTTTTCGATAAATTTAAAAACACCAAATACAACACCGCCAATTAAAGCTAACGCAGATATGATTTCTGCAAGCTGTACAATATCAATCTTCATCGCTTACATCTCACTTTCGACAGGCTCGTCAACGGTTGGATTGTCGCCCCAAACTGCCATGACGGCATTGTCATATTCATCAGACAGCACCGTTTTGAGCTGTTCTCTGCCCGATTTGCTGTTCATGTATGCGTTGCGGATGTTTCCGCCAACCTGCATTTCTTCACCGTTGAAGGTCAAAAACTGCTGTCTGAGTACCGAAACGCTGTCCTTTGTGAGCATATCAAGTGTGATTTTTTCTTTAAGTTCCATTTTTCATACCTCCGTTATTTAATTTTGTACAAGCAAATCACATTAATTTGCTCGCCGTCTGCAAATGTGTAAGCCGTCTTATCCTGAGTCGAAAACTGTAGCCAAGTGTTATTTTTCGGAATGGCAAATTTAAAGAGCTTGCCAAGGTTTGAAATACCGACACAAAAAACATTGTCCTCGGAAATACATTTGTACGGCAAATCAATCAGCAGACACATGCTATTGCCGCCAAGAGATACTGCGTTCATTTTGACCGTTGCACTGACGATTACGATGTCACCAATCGTCTTATATGTACAGTTTGCACTTTTGATTTTATCGGTGACGGTTGAATACGGTGTGAGTGTTGATGTACCACTTTCAATATTTGACGAATCGTATTTAGTCGCCAAGGCGGCTTTATCTGCTTTTGCAAGCAGAGCGTTGTAAACTGCTCCGCTTGTGAGGTAACACGGGCTGTTATTTTTTGGTTCGCTGTCGAACGGCATTGAATTGAGCTTTTGGGCAAGTTTTTGGTCTGTTCTTTCCTTCGTATATGCGTCCGTAATTCCGTACCCTGCAAGCGTTGTCGATTTATTGGCTTTACTTGCAAGATTTGCGTCGGTCGTATCAAACCTTGCTCCAAGCGAATTTTGACCGCCTCTTGCTGTGGTTATTTCGGTTTCAAGTGCAATTGCTCCGTCTGTTGCCCGTTCAATTCCCTCATCCATATGGTTGAGGTTGTCGGCATTGAGGGGCGGAGCAGAGCCGTTCACAAAGACAATTTTATTGTATTTGTTCATTTTCTTTTACTTCCTTTCCTAATCGTTTTTCGCCCTTTGATGTAAGGGCAGTTATAAATCCGTCCATTTTCTTATTGAACACAAATGTTTCGATTGTCGGCAAATCTTCAAACGGAGTTTTAATTGTGTACTTATCGCCTGCCTCAAGCCACCAATACGAAAACAGCTTAATTTTTGTCGGGCGGTATTTATATACATCACCAAAAAAATTAACAGAATTATATTTTGTGCCGATATCACTTGCTGTTGTTCTGCACCTCATCAAAATGTTATCGGAAACATACCACGAAAAATCGTTACTGTTGCCATACAAAAACGCTTTTTTATCAGCAAACTTAGCACTGTACATACAGATAGGCTCAAGTTCGTAATCTTCAAAGGATAAATCTTTGTACGAATCGATTGTTTCAACGGAAGATTGAGAATACAACCTTTTAAAACGCATTTTTCCGTCGGCATCTATAACGGCAAAGCTCAAAGTTAATTCTGCATAAGCTTGGATTAAATCTGACAAGGTAATGTCCTTTATAACCTTTTCCACGCAGGTATCATCAAATTTCAGCGGTACACTAAAGACAGATAAGCTCGGCGGTGAAACCCCTGTAATTGCATAATCTTTGGCAAATTCTGCGATTATTGAATAAAAGCTCTTAAAATTATCGTCTTTTTGATAGTGCGCATAACCATAAGCAAAGCTGCCGTCCTCGTTCTCTTTGCCTGCAAACCACAAAGACACATCCGCCTTTGACATATCATAAAAAGCGTCATAGGCTGTGATTTTGACGATGTTACGCTGTTTTTTATCTCTTTGAGCCGACTGAATTTTACCGTAGAAAACAGGACATTCAACCGTTCCTGTTTCGGCAGGACAAATAAGAGTATTTGACGGGTACAAATCATCTGACGGATACAGCTCCGATTCAAAATATGTTGCCATTATGATGACCTGTACCGTCTTTCCTATCAAAGCCGAGCAATCATAATCAATGAGTTTCACGCTCATTTCAGAGGCTATGCAACCGCCGAATTTCAATTCTTTTTCAACGATTTCATTTTCAAGCGAAAAGCTGTCAAGCACGATACTTTCACCTGTTATATCCTCAAAACTGCCGTCGGGGGAATGCAGGGCAACGGTGTTGTAAAGTGTGTTTGTTTTCAGCTTATCAGCAATTTCTTTAGATACAAGCATTTTTAAGAATCACCCCTTAATACTCAATCAGCTCAACAGTAATCGGCTGATAGGTTATATCACTTTTTTCGGCATTCATTACGGTATATTCAATATCAGGAATATAAAAATAAGAGGTGTAATAGCTGTTCGTTTCATCGTTCCAATAAGTTACCCTGCACTTTCTCTGTAACTTATTCGCCATTGAGAGGTTGATAATCGACTGAAAATCAATCTTTTCGTCAAGATGAAGAATGTGAGTTGAAAACGAAATTTTTGTTTTGTAATTTGGCAGCGTTGCCCTTTGAAGCGTACCGTTCTGATCTCGTTCCGCAGAAGTTTCAAGTCGCTGATTCGGAGTTGATGAAAATGCGGTAATGTACTTATTCGGCATTATGTTGTTGCCGAATTTAAGCAAATAGCCGTTATAATTTGACATATCATTTCCCCCTTTATGCGAATGCGGATTTACCGTTGTGTCTGCGTCTGTAAAGCTCATCCTGTCTTATCATTTCTTCAAAAAGCGTCGAACCCTCAAGCTCGGCAGTAAACGAATAAGTGTTGCCGCCGTTATTGCGAAAGATAATGAACATTTCATAAATGCGTTTAAGCAGGTCAAGAATTTGTGTGAGAATCACTGTATCCTGACCGCCCGAATTGTCGAGCATACCCTGTAACTTGTTAAGAGGAGAAATAACCTCAGGGTTACCGCTGTTAGCACCTGCGTTATCGCCGACAACCGCAAGTGTCGGAGCTTTAACAATACCGCCTTTTGCAAATTTTCGTGCCGGTGATTCCGTGGGCTCTTCAAATCTCGGAATGAGAGGCGGATTTTCAGGCATTGAAAAGCTCCAATCCTGTCCAAATGCCGCGCCGATAACACCCGCAATTCCGCCGATTGAATTAACAACACCCGAAACGAAATTATAAATTCCCGTCCACAACGCATTTATGCCGTCAATGATAGCGTTTATAATAAACTTAAACACGGCACAAATGCCGTCCCAAATACCTTTGAAGAAGTCGTAGATACCCTGCCATGCTTTTTTCCAATCGCCTGAGAAAACACCTGTAATGAAGTCAATTAGACCGCCGAATGTTTTCTGTATAGAGGTAACCAACCCACCGATAAATGTAAACACATTATCAAACACCCTTTTTACGGCATTGAAAACATTCTGAAATATAGGTCCCCAAAAACTGACAAGCCAGTTTACAAACGGTGACAGGAAGTTATTCCACACGGTTGAAACACAGTCTGCAACCTTGCCGAAGAAGTTTATTGCACCCTCAAAAACAGGCTTCAACCAGTTTTCCCAAGCTGACTTTACTATTGCTACGATAAAATCCCACGCAGGCTTAATCCATTGATTGTAAACATTCATCAGGGTTGTGCCAATGTTGGTAAACATATTGCAGATATTCTGAAAAATCTGCTGTCCGTTGCCGTTCCACCAATTACTGATAATTGTTCCGATATCTCCGAAAATCTGACCGATAAAGTTAAACACATCTGCAAACTGCAATTGTAAATTTTCGAGAAATTCAGTGATTGTTGCACCGTCATTTTCAGTCCATTCAACAAGGCTTTCGGTTGCAGTTGAAAACGCACCCGAAACAACTTCGCCGACTGAGCCCGCAAAGGTTGTAAGACCGCTTAAAAGATTGGAAATTGATTCTTCCATTTGAGGGCGAACATTGTCAATTGCATTGCCTGCAAGTGTACCGAAATTATCAAAAAAGATTGAAAGGTTGTTATAGCCGTTTGTAAGATTGTTGCCTATGGTGTCTATAAAGCCGATAATCTTTTCCCTGTCTTTTGAAATCCACTTAGCAACACCGCCTGAAATGGTCTGAAACGACTTTCCGCCGATTGTCGCAACCGCTCCGAATGCGGAGCCAATTGCCCCGAGTTTTGCGGAACCGACCTTTTGCATTGTGCCGAATGCCTTTTGAACTATGGGAACAGCATTATCAAAAATGGTCTTGCAGTTCTTGCCTATAGCTGACCAATCAACCTTGTTAATACCTTTCTGTACATTCTCGACAAAGCCTTTGAATCCGCTTTTTTCGTATAGATTTTTGAATGCCCCCGAAAGGTTTTTGCTTGTGTCCTTGACAACATTCTTTGCAACAGTTCCGCCCGATGAACCGCCCGATGAGATTTTTGATGAAGATGTATCTGACTTTGAAGATGAGCTGTCAGAGCTTGAAAGCACATTCAGCTTATCAAAGCCCGCAACACTTCTCTTTGCTTTTTCGGAACTTTTCTGAACATTATCAAGTGACTTTGAACTGTCATCTGCCGTATCCGTAAGGCTTTTGGCAGAATCGGACGCAGATTTGATATTGCTTGCGGTGTTGTTGCCTGTATCCCAGCCGAAGACCTTTGAAAGCGATTCAACCGCACCTTTGGCATATTCCGTTAAAGTCGCAAGTGCGGAACTCAACCGCTTTACAACCTGAGTTGCCACTTGAAGAATAGGCTGACCGACTACGGCAAGGAGCTGTTTCCAACTTTCTCTGAGGTTGCCTGTTACATTCTCCCAACCGTCTGCTTCACGGCTTGCCTGTCCCATAGCACCCGAAAGCTGATTAGCGTCCTTAACCATTTGCAAAAGCGTGAGCTGTTTCTGCGATTCCGACAAATCCATAAATGACTTGCCATACAGCTTATTAGCCGCCGCATTTCGTGTGGTTTCAGTACAGGACAAACCGAGTGCGGCATCATTTTCAAAGTTGCCTTTGAGAAACGATTTCAGGCTTTCTGCGGTGTCTTCAAGCGAACGGTCATAATATGCGGCACTATCGGCTGTTACCTGCAAAGCCTCCTGCATCATACCCAAAGCACTTGAACTGTCCATTCCAGTAGTTTTTGCAAAGGCATAAATGCTTGTGCCGACGCCCTGCAATCGGGTTTCAAGAATACCGCTCTGATTGGCAACGCTCTGAATGGCTGATTCTGCCTGTGACTGCATTGTGCCGAATGTCTGCTCAAACTGCGAATTTGCCGCATTGACTTCCGCAGCCGATTCAATGCACTGCTGACCGAACTCCTTGATTTTGGCAACGGAAAAGGCGGCAATCACAGCTGTACCGATTTTCTTAAACGAAGATGAAACCGAATTGCTTAACTGCTCACTGCTGCCTTTGATGTTTGAAAACTCTTTCTCGGTTTTCTGAGAAACGCCCTCCGAAACCTTTGAAAAGGACTGTTTCATATCCGTGCTTACATTTTCAAAATCTTTTGAAAGACTTGAAAATGCCGAATCAAACTTTTTTGTAATTGAATCGGAAATCTTATGCAATGTTTTGGAAATATCATCACCCGTAAGCCTGACATCAAGCTCAATTTCACCCGCCTTTGTCGCCATATTCACCACTTCCTTTCATTTTAGATTTTTTAAAAACAGGCATAAAAACAGCGCACACCGCTATGATGTACGCTTAAAAATTTTGCAAAAGAACAGCAATCCCATTTGGAGTGGCTTTTTGTTTTAGTTGTTGAGTTCGTAGTATTTGATGTCGATTTTCGGAAGTGACACATTGTTGCCCATTACGGTTTCATATGTATAGTCGCCGTCACAAGTTCCCCAGAATGTGATTACATCATCTTCAAGGAGTTTGTCCGCACCGTCAGGAATTTCTACAGTTGCGTAGATTGTATCAGTCCACAATGGTTCATCAAGATACTCATTTTCTTCTTTGGTTATATTGATTCTCAGGTCAACCGAATCGCCCCAACCTTCCTGAACCTGAATAATCTGACCTTCAAACTTGTAGTCATTACCTTTGTACTTGTCAGGGTTTCTTGAAAGAGTTTTAAAGTCGACTGTTTTGCAACCGTCTTTAAATTCTTTTTCAACCTTCTTCGGGTCTTTAGTAGGCTTTTCTGTTGCAACTTCTTTTGTGGTCGGTGCTTCTGTCGCTTTTTCAGTTGCTTTTTCTGAACTCTGATTTGCAACAGTAGTTTCCTGCTTTGATTTGTTTGAACCGCTGTTACCGTTAATTGCACCGTTTACACCGCCAACAATCATAATAGCAACAACGATAATAACCCAAAAATACCAACGCTTGTAAATTTTCTTCTTCGCATTTACAGGATTTACGGTTGCCGAGGTTGAATCGTTTCCGCCAAAGCCTGCACCGCACTTGTCGCAAAATTTTGCATCGTCCTTTAATTCGTTTCCGCAATGTGGACATTTCATAAACATACACTCTCCTTAATAAATTTGTTAGTGTATGTTACATTTTATCACTATATATTAACATTGTCAAGAATTTTGTAGATACAGCGAAATTTATGTACAAATTTACAGATTAGCAAAAAAGTTTTGAAATTCTGCAAGAACGGTGTTCATATCTTCGTCTGAATAGTGTTTTACATTTCTTGACCGCCACTTGTTGCGGATTTTATGCTGTGACGAAGTAAAGTTTTTCAAGACCTCTTTGTCGGTTTCAAGGCGAATTTGAACCGTTCTTGCAAGCGGTGTTTCGGGTCCTAAGCCTTGCAGAAGTGAGCAGAACTCATTCCAACTCATTTTTGCAAAATCCTTTGAATAAATGCTGACCCCGTACTCCGAGCGAAAGCTCGACACGATTAAATCAAAGTCATCAATCAGATCGTAGCCGGGGTCTGAGCTTCCCCCTCGTCAGTCAAATCGCCTGTTGCAATTTTGGCGGATTCGCTGATAAGGGCGTTGAAATCGTGCATATTCAGCTTTAACTTTTCAATCTTTTCTCTCTCGGATTCATCAAAAAGAAGATGATACATTTCGATAACATCTTTGCTTTTACCGTTGCCGTCCTCAAAAAGTGCCGCAACTTTGAGCATTGAAACTGCGTCATTGTTGATTGCAAGGTCAACATTTTTAACTCTGACGCTCGGCTTTTCCTCAAAATTAAGCTTGTCTGTAATATCAATTAACTTTGACATAATCGTTCATTCCTTTCGTTTTTTAAGCGGCTGCTGTATATACGGGTTTACCGTTTGACATAACTTCAAATTCAAGCGGAGCAACACCCGTACTTGCGCCTGCACCGTTTGATGTAACGGATACAACTGCATTTTTAAAGAGGACGGTTGCACCGTTGGGGAAGGTCCACATAAACGAAACTTCTGTCTTTCTGCCGTTTTCAAATGCAAGGGCGGCAATCTGGTCATTGCCTGCGTCACCGATTGTACGCTTGCCCTTTACCGAAATTGTGATTGACTTTGCTGTCATAAGCCTTGACTTCCAGCCCTCGTTTTCAAAGGCTGTCCATTCCTCTACGCCGTTGTCAAATGCAACGGAAAATTCTTCGCAGTTAGCAATATTAGTTGTGGCTGTTTCTGTGCCTGTCTTGCCGACTGCAAACTGATTTTCATAGCACGGGAATACTCCCGATTCTACTTTTGCCATAAGATTACTTCCTTTCGTAATAGAATTTAACTTCAATGACCTGCTCATACACACCCTTATCGTCTGTTCCCACATCAACGGGTTCTTCCGTGAGCAGTTCGATTATATAGATTTTGTGTTCCTTAATTTCAACATTTTTAATGCCGTAAAGCGTTTCGTAAAGCCTGCGTGCAAACTCCTCGGTTTCTCTTGCGTTGTCGGTGTAATGGATAAGCAAAGACACGCTTATTGTATCGTAGGTGCTTTCACCGCCGATTGCCCTTGTGGGTGTTCCCGACTGCTTTAATGAATACACACCGATTGACCTGTCCTGCTTGTTGTCAAGCTTGCCGATGTAATAATGCTCGGCATTTGAAATACTTTTCAACCAATCTCTGATGTCTGATAAATAAATCACAGTCCTGCTTCCTTTCTGAAAAGCCCTACAAATGCTTTACTGCAAAAATTCTGTCTTGTACCGCCCTCAAGCCACGGTGTAAGCCACTTACCTCCGGCGGCAATGTTTTCCTCACGGCTGAAATTATACTCGGGATGAAAATACAACCGCCTTGCATACGGAGTACTTGACACGATTTTTACAACGCCGTTCCGGCTCTGAGCATAATCAACAAAGGTATTTTCGTTTTGAAGATTGCCTGTGTCAAATGGCATTACCTGCGTGTTCTTAACCTGAGTAAGGAGTGCATCACCTGTCTGTTCAAGAGCCTGTTGCTTTACCTTGTCAAGCTGTTTTATAACAGGCATATTCAGTTTAATTTTTGACGATACCGAAAATCCCATTAAATCACATCCAATTCCGTAAAATTAACTGTGCCGTCGGGGTTGCGGTGTTTAATGCCCTGCACAATATTTCTCTTTACGCCGTCAAGGACTGCAAAGCCACCGCTTAAATTCGGGCAGTCGGGAGCAATATCGCCGTCAAAGAGCAAGACAGCTGACACCTGAACAATTTTCTGTTCTTTGGTATAGACGGTCCTTGCTTTTGACTGCATATTGCACAAGGAATTACCACCGTGTAGGACAGCTGACGGATACAAGCTGTCAGAGGGATACAGATTTTTGCATTCAAACACGGTCAGGGGTGCTCCGTCCTCGGTAACACCCTCGCCGTAGATTGTGACCTCGACAGGAGTTTTGCAGAACTGCTTTTTTACAAGTGACGGAAATTTCAAAGTATATCACCTCATATTGCAGGATAGCAAAGTCCCGTTGATTTTAGCAACGCATAGAGGTCAGCAGGAATTGCCACACCGCTGATACACATTAAATTCCAACTTGCGCCAAATTCCATTGATGTGCCGTTGATTGAATAGCTTTTCAGATAGGAAGAAATCATATCGGCATTTTCTTCTTCAAAAGCAGTAAGTCTGCTATGCACTCTGCCGATGATTCTCTTCTGCATTTCCGAAAGTTTTTCAAAATTAATGCGGTTAAAAGTCAGAACATCAATGTGTTCGGCAGAAACAATACTGTTTTCATCTCCGCCCTGATGTTCAATGTAATCGGCATACATTACGCAACCGCCGTTGTGTCAACATCGGCATAAATGCTGTCAATTTTGCCGTCCTTGCCGTTCGGGAATACGAATGTGTCGGAAAGCGAACGGTTCTGATAGAGCCAGCCGTCACCCTCTGTGTGTGAGCCGGGAGCAAAGAAGTAAATGCTTGAAATCTTCGGAACAGTCTTGCAGGTTTCGCCGCAGGCAACAAGAACATTGATTTTGTGAGAACCTGTTGCAGGCTCAAAACCGCCGTCATCGGGATTGAAGTTGAACTTGTCGTAGAAACGCTCATCGTCAATAACCTCGATGATAGGGCAACCGTCAATCTCGGTCACTCTTGTTTCAATGCCGATACCGCCCTCTGCAATCTGGGTAAGCTCAATCTTGCGAGTGAACTCCGTTGACTGTTCGAGGCAATCCATAATGTGAGATGATACATAAGATACGAGCGTACCTCTTGCCTTATATCTGCGGAGCTTGCCGGCAGAGAGAATTGTTTTGAGCTTTGAATAAGCGTTTTCCTTAGTCCACTCCGATGCTTTTGTTGAAGAATGATATCCGTCTGTCGCCTGAGCCTTTGTTGCAACCTTTGAGAAGAAAAGTGCGTCCGTTTCGGGTGCAACCTGTGTCTGTTCAAATGTCTTTGAGATGTTCTCGACACTTGCAGTCGAATTTGTTTCATCAACATCTGCCTTGTCAACGAGGAACTCAATATCACGGTCGTGTTCGCAGGTGAACGGAACATCGGTCTGAACATACTTGCCCTTGTTCCAACCGCCGTTGCGATTGTGGTTCTTAAAGCCTGATGTACTCATCTGTGTGAAGTGGAATGTTCTTGCACCAACCCACTTTACATTTGAAGTGATGAATGGTGATGTAAGTGTGCCCTGAACGAGAATTTCGAGCAGGTCAGGGCTGAACTGCTCGGCATAGTTATTTGTGTTTGCCATAATTTTTCAATCCTTTCTTTGGTTAAATATTAAATCTGTTCCATTTTTTGGTAGGAACATTTGCCTTTGGTTTTGTACCGTCCGATGTACCGTTACCGTCACCGCCGATTTTCTTAACTCCTGTGCCGTTCTCGGCAGGTTTGCCCTTGAGTGCGGGAATATCGTCAAGCACCTTTTTAACAGCCTCTGTCAGCTTTTCCGCATTGACCTTGCCGTCTGTCACAGCTTTTGAAAAGTCTGCAATTTTAAGCACATACGGAACGGTTGCAATGTCAACGCCCTGTTTTACGGCTTCGAGGGTTGCCGACTGGTTGACTTCTGCCATAAGCTTTGCGTTGTTTGCAGATTCAACTTCCGACTGCATTTTTGCAAAGTCGGGAGTGTTCTTGGCTTTCTGCTTTTTAAAAGCACCGATAGCCTCTTTCATCTCATCGGCTGACAATCCCTGCTCCTTAAAATAAGACTTCAACACGGTGTCCTCTGTCACGCTTTGTTTGCCTGTAATAAGGCTTGCGAGCTTGTCGTAATCAAAGACAGGAGCGTTTCCCTGCGGTGTTCCCTGCGGTGCAGGTGTCGGTTCATTGGGGGTTGGTGTTGGATTTGGTTCTGCCATTTTTTCATATCCTTTCAGTTTTTCGGGTGTCTCCCGTAATCAGTTTATAGAGTGTCTCTCTGTTTCAGTTTTGCACGGTGTCTCCCGTAGTTTACTGTCTTCGGACAATAAAAAAGCACCTTACATATTCGTAAAGTGCTTAATCTGCTTTTTCTGTTTTAACTGTTTTTTCTGCTTTGGCTCTCGGCTTTTTGTGAGTGTCAGGCTTGACCTCTTCTGCAAAACCGCTGTCAATGAGTTCCTTTGCTCTCTGCTCGGAGCATTCAAAAACTTCATTCACAGGTCGGGTTACATAGCCGTTCTGCCTGTCATTAAATGCTGTTGTTACTCTGATTTTCATTCTGTCACCACCTTTCTAAACCGGTCGAAATCGACGGGTTTAACTGTTAATCTTTACTCTTAAATGTAATCGGCAAAATCTGTTTAGGCAGGAAGTTAATTTCATAACGGTATTTGTCCACTTCTGCACCGCTTATGTCCTCTACAACATACATAGTTTCATCATTAAGACCTATGATATGCTTTTTGTATTCACCCTTGCCCGTTTCGCAGACAACCTCAATTTGGTTATCGTCATTATCGACCTGTAATGAAAAAGCGGCAACAAGTTCAAATGACGGCTTATCGGTTCTTGTGTTAATAACCGTAAGCCTGCGTATCACATTGAAATTGTCTGCTTCCTGCAAAACATTGTACGATACCTGCGTTGCCTCGGTACAGCCCACAGTAACCAGTACGGTTGTTGCAATCATAACTACCATAAGTACAATTGCTAAAATTCTTTTTTCTCATAGTATCAAACCTTTCTTTGATTAATAATAAAAAAGCACTCTGATTTCTCAAAGTGCTGATTTGATGTGTTAAATTTTGTTACGGCAAGTTGCAGGCAAGTTAAGCAATGCCGTGAACAAGCCGTTTTTCTTGCTCTGAACATATTCTCGGCAAGTTAAACAACAAAACCGCCCTTTTTACGGAGCGGTTAGCTTTTGTTTCTTTGTTTTTCAAGTTCTTTAATTATTTCGTCAAGACGTTTTGAAGCTTCTTCGTTAGAACCATCTAAAACAGATTTGTTTATTTCTTCCATTCAAATAAACCTCCTTCTTGATGTTTACTTAAAAATTTATCAATAACCTTTCTGTATTCACTATCAGAACCTGTTTTTATCCTCTTTTTTTCCATTCGTTGTAACTCTGTTAAAAGTGATTGTCTGTCGTATCCTTTCAACTTTGTTAATACTTCAATG